GTATAAAAACGCAGACAGATTTGCAATTAATCCTGTAACAGGGAAGCCATGGGAGATGCCAGATGAAAGCGGCAAGATTGGCAAGATTCCAACTTGGAAGGCTTGCCCTGCTGTATATGACATTATGGGGACAGGGTACGTATATAGAACCCCCTGCGACATCGAGTTCTATGAGGACAGCTCTGGAAACATCCACGCCAAAGTTTTAGATGACAAGAACAAAGACTTTCTGCAGGACAGACCTCCGATGCCTCAATTCCAAGCACCCATGGGATTCCACGAAAAGCATTTTGCATGGTGGGCCGATTGGGCTGTAGAAGTGCCAGAAGGGTACAGCGTTTTATACACTCAGCCATTTAATAGGTTTGAATTGCCTTTCGTTACAACTAGCGGAATCATTGACAATGACAAAGTAACTCTTCCGGGCACCATGCCATTTTACGTTGTTAAAGGGTTTACAGGGATTTTGCCTGCAGGAACTCCGTATGCTCAAATGCTCCCATTTAAGAGGGAGAACTGGGAGTCAGAGATTGACGATGCCATAGAGTACGAAACCATGAGCAAAATCAATCAAGAGAACAGCGACAAATATAGAGTGCCAGACGGTGGCGTTTATCAACGCGAAGTCTGGGAGAGACGAAAGTACGAGTAGGGTAAAATAGATATCATGCTAGAAACAGACCAGACTGACTACACCAATAATCACAACGACGAGCGAGTTTCTTTTACGCCTTCAGGCTTTTTCGGAACATCTGCTGACAACATTGTAGAGATTGAAAACTTTATGACTCCCGAAGAATTGGAGCTTCTAAATTCTTTTGCAAGACAGAACATACTTTGGGACAAAACAGAGACTCACTATAACGAAGAAGGCACCGTAATTTACGATTCCTCTTACTGGGAAGATAGAGTAGCTACAGCCACAACTTTAGATAAGGCTGACCCAAGAATTACACCGACAATAATCAATATGCAGCAAAGACTAAAAGAAAAGGTTGACAAATTTTTTGATGTTGACGCTAAAGCAACTAGTCCTGCAATTGTTAGGTGGCTTCCTGGTCAGCTACAGATGCCGCACGCAGACAAAGAACTGCACGAAGGCGAGCACAAGGGGAAGCCAAACGATTTTCCCTACTACGACATCGCTGGTTTGTTTTACATCAATGATGACTACGAGGGCGGTGAACTGTACTTTCCACATCAAGGCATTCAATTTAAGCCTAAGGCAGGGGCAGCATACTTCTTTCCCGGAGACATGGGATATATCCATGGAATTACTCCAGTAGAATCTGGCATCAGATACACGGTACCTTTTTTCTGGACTATTTTGGCTCACACGGGTGACAGGCAGCCCTAATGGAAAAAATTATTCATAAAGATGACGTAGTAGAGGTACGTGGATTTCTAACAAAAGAAGAATGCCAAGCCCTAATTGAATATTACGAGAGCGATGCAGATTCTTGGCAGCTAACATGCTTTTTTAATGCAAGAGTTATGGACCCTCTAGCTCCTTGGAGGTCGTCTAATAACGAGACTGAGATTGACGAGCCATACATGAGAGCTCTCAGACAGAAATTTCAGGAACTAGCTGAAGACACTTTTAACAAAGAGCTAAAAAATCTAACACTAAGCTCTCACAAATGGCTTCCCGGTGCATTCGCTGGGTTCCACTCAGACAACACGGAACTAGACGGCACACCTAATGCGTGGCAAGAAAACAAACTAGTCACTATCTTGTACCTCAATGATGATTACGACGGGGGTCACTTAATTTTTAGAGACCACCCTATCGACATCGCACCAGAGCAAGGAACCGTGGTTGTTTTTGATGTGGGAATTGACAATGTCCACGGGGTTACCGAAGTCGAGTCTGGCAGCAGATGGACAATGCTCGCCTCTTTTGACTATGCAGACTCTACATATCCTCCCGAATACTGGGAACTAAAACAAAAAGAACTTGAAGAAACTGCAAAAGTGCATGAAGAGCAGCACTCTCAGTGGGAGACAGACGGTATTCCCGAAGACGGAGTCCTAAAACTGAAAGATAAGTAGGTAAAAAGTTGCTTGACAAATCTTCTTTCATAATCTATAAAGACGAACCTACAACACTGAGTCAGATTGGTGTTACACAAAATAAAATTGTAGAAATTCCTAATTTTCTAGACGCCGATACTTGCGAAAAAGTAATTTCATTTTTTGAAGCAAAAGACGAAATGTGGGGGGATATTGCCTTCTACGGGTCAAGCGGAATGGGCATCTCTTCCGAGGACCCGAAGATTGTCGAATTAGGGCTACCAGCTAATTTTTTTGATGCTCTGCGAGAAAGATTTGCAGAAGCAGTAGAAGCTGTTTTTGACACTCCCGTTAGGCCTAACACATCTCATGCTCAAAAATGGGATGTAGGAGGTTTTGCGTCACCGCACTCGGACAATTCTGATTTCGATGGAAATCCGACTTCATTTGAAATTAATAAGTATGTAGGAATTCTTTACTTAAATGACAACTATGGTGGCGGAGATTTGTACTTTAGTGACCGCGAAGACATAAATACCCCAAAGCTATCTATATCCCCTAAAGCAGGCTCTTACATTGTGTTCCCTGGGGGAGTAGAAAACATTCACGGTGTAACTGAAATAACTTCTGGAACTAGATATACAATGGTATCATTCTGGGATTTCGCGGACGCAGAGTATTCCGAAGAGCGTAAAGCTCAGTGGGAAGCAGAAAAAGAGATAGTCGAACGAGAAAAAGAAATAGCTCGCGAAGAGTGGGCCAAAGGAAATAAGTGGGCATAATGCTTGGAAATCTAGATAAGTCAACCTACGTCTACTTTAAAGACGAGCCTGTAGAAAACAGCAGACTGGGCATAACAGACAATCGTATTGTTGAAGTGCCCAACTTCGTGACACCTGAAGTTGCAGAAGGCATGATTAAGTATTTTGACATGGTCGGCGAAGAGATGTGGGGAGACATTGCTTTCTACAACTCTAAAGGCATGGGACTTCCACCAGACGACCCTAAGTTTAAGGAGTGCGGCCTTGAAGACAAGTTTTTTGAAAAGCTTAGGGAAAAGTATCAGGAGTGCGTCTCCCTAATTTTTGAACGACCCGTCCGACCAAACACATCCCATGCTCAGAAGTGGTATGAAGGTGGATTCGCAGCTCCTCATTCTGACAACTCGGACTTCGATGGAAACCCTACGGCTTTCGAAATTAATAAGTACGTCGGGATTCTCTACCTAAACGATGATTACGAGGGTGGAGAACTCTACTTTCCTGACCACGAGCTAGACATTAAGCCAAAAAAGTACGCATACTACGTATTTCCTGGAGGGGTAGAGAACGTCCATGGAGTCAGGGCTGTCCAAAAAGGTGAAAGATACACGATGGTTTCCTTCTGGGACTTTAAAGAGGCAGAGTACTCTGAAGAACGTCAAAATGAGTGGGAAGAAGAGTTTGCTAGAGTTAGAGAAGAGCAAGCTCACCAGAGAGAAGAATGGGAGAAGGGTAACACCACAGCATAATGATTGACTTCAGCAGACTAGAAAAACTTCACCCTATGGTTTGGGTATATCGCGGAGCTATAGAGAATAATGAAGAACTTCTAGAAAAAATTAAAGCCCTTCCCGAATGGAATTCTTGGTGGGTATTTGGGCACATCACTGATGCACTTGGCGGTGGCGACTACACTTGGGAAACCTTCCCCACTGAGGAAGAGTGGAATGCTCACCTAGAAATGATAGAAAGTCAATCAGGAAAAGAAAGATTTCCAGAAATAACTAAAGAGATAGAGCAGTATTTTTATGCAGCTACTAAGCCGTACATAGAAGAGCACGGTATAGAGTTGGATAACTGGATGCATCAAAATCCATCAGCTTGCGTTTACCGTGAAGAGGGTGGGGTTACTGATGACATGTCTATGCACTACCACACTGACTATCAACAGGAAAAAGCAGACGCTCGGGGATATAAATTTAGGGTTACATGCACTATGTATCTAAATGATGATTATGACGGCGGTGAGCTAGCTTTTGCAATTCTGGAGGATAGAGACAACCCAGAAAGTGCAATTAAATTTGATTACAAGCCAACAGCGGGAGATATTCTGGTCTTTCCCTCTATCAGTCCCTTCTACCATGGAGTAAAGAGACTTAGGTCTGGTGATAGATATTTCATTAGAAATTTTTGGTTAGAGTATTTTCCCGGCACACCAGAATGGCTAGCTGGCGAAGCAGAGCACGGGGAAGAGAAGTGGGCTGAAATGGAAAAGGCTCGGGAAGACGAGCAGCGTAAGAGTTGGAGGACTATTGAATAATGGAGATTCTAGAACTTCATCCTAAAGTTTTTGTATATAGGAACTACATAAAGAACGCCCGAGAACTTGTACAGAGGCTAGAAGACAAAGCAACTTGGGACACGTGGTGGGTCTTCGGGAAAATTGCTCAAAACGTAGGTCCATCGTATTCATGGGATTCGTTTCCTTCCCAAGAAGAATGGGAAGCACATTTAGAGCAGATTAAAGAAGAGTTAAACAGCGAACTACTAGATGAAATTGTTGAAGTAAAAAGAACTTTTTATGAAGTAACAAGCGACTATTTAAGTAAGCACAGTATTGATTTTGACACCTGGGTTATGCATGCCCCCTCTTTTAATGTGTACATACCAAACGAAGAAGAGCAGCCCGGCGACACCACCATGGGATTCCACACTGATTATCAGTTAGAAAAAGAAGAAGCCAGAGGGGACAAGTTTAAGCTAACTTGTACCATGTACCTGAATGGGGACTACGAGGGAGGAGAGCTGGCTTTTGTTATTACAGACAGTCCCGCAGACCCGTCTACCTACAACCTTATAAAGTATAAGCCGCAAGAAGGTGACATAGTTGTTTTCCCATCTACCCCTCCCTTTTACCACGGAGTAACTAAGCTTTTATCTGGAAACAGGTACATGGTAAGGACTTTTTGGTTAGAGCACTTCCCGGGCACCCCCGAATGGCTCGCAGGGCAGGCTGCAAATGGGGAAGAAGCATGGTCAGAGATGGAAAAAAGCAGGGAAAAAGAGTTTCTCCATTCCATGGACCGCATTAGGGATGAAGAACTTAATCTATAATTGTATTAGGCTTATCTAGGAGAACCCTTGCAATTAACCCAAGAAATTACTACTAAAGAAATAGTATGGCTAAAAGATGACGTTGCTTCGTTCCCTAATTTTATGGACAAAGAGCAGTGCGAACAAGTTATAGCTTTTTTTGAAGACCAAGGTACCGCCGAGGGTCACTGGATGCAGACCTGTTTCTATGACTCACTCGGGATGGCTCTAGTCTCCAGCGAAGACGCCCTTATGAGGTCTGGACTAGAAGATAGGCACCAAAACTATTTTGAATGGCTTCGCCTCGAGATTAAAGCTGCTATCGAACAAGCTTTTGGCCGAGAAGTAATCACTAACTCTACTCACGCTCAGAAGTGGCCAGTGGGCGCGTTTGCTAGGTGGCACTCCGACAACTCGGACCTTGAGGGTAACCCTTCAGCTTGGAGCGACAACAAGTTTGCAAGCATTCTTTACTTGAATGATGACTATGAGGGCGGCGAACTTATTTTTAGGGACTTTGATTTGGAAGTAAAACTCCCTCAAGGTTCATTAATAGTTTTCCCGGGCGGGATTGAAAACATTCACCGAGTAGAAGAAATCAGAGAGGGCAACAGAATTACTGTTGTTGGTTTCTGGGATTATGCAGATTCAGTCTATTCAGACGAAGAAATTGCAGCTCGAGAGGCAGAGATTGCATTCGAGCGAATCCTACAGACCGAGCAAAAAGCTCTTTGGTCCGTAGGAAACAGCAATGCCTAATCTAGATTTATCAAACTCTAAGTTTTACGCCGAAAAAATTATGGTGTTGGAAAATGCCATAAGTGAAGAAGACTGCAATTGGATTATTGATTGCCACAAAAATTTTGACTCGGAGCTTACTGAAGCGGATGACCACGTAGTCAAAAAACTAGTTCCTTGGCAAACATCTTCTATAGACCACCCCCACGTCTACGGGACAAAGAGGGAAGCCGTCAACTATGGTGGCAGTTTCGAGCGTTCAACTGAAGCAGTAAAAAGTTTTTACAGCTATATAAAAGATATGTGGCATCAAGCAGGTAAGCATTACCATGACCAGCTGGGCCTAGAGTACGAGCCCACTAGTTGGACGGATTTTGCTACTTTTCACTACACAAACGGTCAAGAGATGGGACCACACGTAGACTACGACGGAGAAATTGACTTAGCCCCGATAGCAACAGGTCTAATGTATCTGAACAATGACAAAGTAGGTGGCGACTTATATTTCAAGGACCAAGATGTATTGGTAAAGTCTAACGCTGGAACATTAGTCATTTTCCCATGTATCAAACCTTTCTATCACCAGTCAACGTTAATCACTGAAGGTGAAAAATATCACGTAGGCTCTGGCTGGAAAAAGTCGATAGAGCATATAAACTATATAGATGGAAAACCTGTCATATAAAGTTTTTGCAGACAAAATTTATTACTACGAAAACATACTCCCTCACGCTGCTGCAACAGTAAGAGCAATCGAAGAAACTGACGGAGAGCTAACCGAGTCAGATGCAATCCTTAAGTGGAAAGAGTGGACAGCATCAGATGATGACTCTTATCTGTTTGGATATCAAAAGCAAACAGATGCTTCAAAACTAGGAACCAGCTCTGAGCGAGTTCAATACATCTACGCAACTCTTAGGGAAGCCCTAGAACGAGCTGGACGCCACTATTGTCAGGAACAGGAACTGGAATACTTTCCCCCTTCGCCTCTTAGCATCTCAAAATATGTGGTTGGTGGAGCCATGGGACCGCACGTAGACGAGTACCCAGGTCAAACTAAAGAACCAGTAATGTCGGGAGTTATGTATCTAAATGATGATTGTGAGGGAGGAGAGTTAGACTTCCCCGTGCAAGGCATAACAATAAAACCAACCGCGGGCAGTATTGTTATTTTTCCTTCCGTTGAGCCGTTTTATCATCAGTCGTTAGAAATTAAAAAAGGGGAAAAATACATGTCTCCTATTTTTTGGATAAAACACTAAAAAGCATCGGGTCTATTTATAAACATAGTGAGCCCGTATCTAACTCCAGAAGTGACTTCAGAAACCCCATGGGTATACTCTTTAGTAGCTCCGTGAATTACTAACATCCCTCTTTTCGGGTGTATAGTTAAGTTTTTCTCTGAGTAGTACAACTCTCCGCCCTCAAAATTGTCATTTAGGTAGATGACTACCCCATATTCCACAGGAGCATTTATCTCAGGTGGACCTAAATCGTCGTGAGCTGGCAAAGACTCCCCTTGCTTTGTCCTATTTATGGGCCCTAAAGCAGTAAAAATTTGACCAACATCATTTAAATTTTCAATAGAGCGTATGTTTTTGTCGTAAAAATCTATAACTTTCTGGGTTATGTGGTATAAAACTTCGCTATTCTCGGGAAAATAAGTTCTTCCGTCCCAAGTATCTACGTCAGTAGTGTTGCCTTCAGGATTGCTCCAAAGGTTATTTGTATTGGCAAGCTCTATTTCTTTATCTAAAAGCTCTAGTTCTGTTTTTGATAAAAAGTCTGATTTAACGTATATTTCTAGATTTTCGCCAAAAGCTTTGTATGTCATAATTCAATCTTACTACGGCTCAGACTGTACTACCTAAATAAATCAACGCAAACTGCGGTAAAATTATAGAGACTAGTCTATCCCTGTAAGGACGCCCTGTATGGCAAATCTCCGCGGAAATGTTCACGATATGATTGTGGACCAAGGAGCAACCGTAAATACTGTATTTACGATTAAAAACTCTGCCCGCAGCGCGTTGGATATCACAGGGTACGTGGCTCGTATGCAGGTTAGACGATTCGACGGCACAACTAGGGACCCTAGCCCTACTGTAATTGCTGAATACACAAGTTACGATGGATATCTCATCATAGGCGACGCCTCAGGGACAGTCACCTTACTTATACCGCCTGCTGAGATGGCTGCATACGAGCCCGGCAGTTATGTTTATGACTTAGAAGTAGAGTCACCACTCGGTGAAACTACCCGCATTGTTCAAGGGAAGTTTATTGTGAGAGCAGAGGTAACCAGATAATGGCACTCTCCGACAATTTTGCATATGTAGATATTAAAGGCCCCGGACCTCAGGGGGCCGCTGGCCCTACTGGACCTACTGGTCCCTCTGGAGGTCCTACAGGCTCAACGGGTCCTACAGGTGCCACAGGCCCTACGGGAGCAACTGGCCCTACAGGTGCAGCCTCGACTGTAGCTGGTCCAACTGGTCCTACTGGAGCAACTGGGCCCCAAGGTGCATCGGGACTAAGTATCACAGGCCCAACGGGGGCCGCAGGAGCCGACGGTGCCACAGGCCCCACAGGAGCTACAGGAGCACAAGGACCAGCTGGACTTTCTATAACGGGACCAACAGGACCGATAGGCGCGGCAGGGCAAGACGGAGCAACTGGCCCAACAGGACCGCAAGGTTCTGCAGGCCTTCAGGGTGCAACAGGACCGACAGGTGCGGCAGGCCTTCAGGGTGCAACAGGACCAACAGGTCCTACAGGAGCACAGGGTCAATCAGGTCTATCTATTACAGGACCTACAGGTGCAGCAGGTCAAGCTGGAGCAACAGGTCCAACAGGTCCTACAGGAGCACAGGGTCAATCAGGTCTATCTATTACAGGACCTACAGGTGCAACTGGCCCGACTGGGCCAACTGGTTCCACGGGGCCTGACGGAAGTTTTTATGTAGGGATTGTTCCTCCAGGGTCGCCTGAAGAGGGAGATACTTGGTTTAACAGTGCTGAAGCACGTTTTTATATTTATTTTGATGGTTATTGGGTTGAAGTAAATGCTAGCCGCATTGGCCCGACAGGCCCAACAGGCCCCACTGGACCTACAGGCGCAACTGGACCGCAAGGTACAGACATTCACTTTGCTGGTTCTGTTGCAACAGTAGGGGACCTACCAAGCGGAGCTTCATCAAATGATGCATACATTGTGGATGCAGATGGAAACCTCTGGGTATCAAACGGCGATGAGACTTGGACAGACGCTGGACAGATTGTTGGTCCCCAAGGAGAGACAGGCCCAACTGGCTCCCAAGGTATCCAAGGCCCTACAGGCCCCCAAGGCGAGACTGGTCCAACTGGCTCTACTGGACCGCAAGGCGAGGTAGGCCCAACTGGGCCCACAGGAGCTACTGGCGATATAGGTCCAACTGGACCCACAGGAGCTCAGGGTATACAAGGCCCAACTGGGCCGACAGGAGCTACGGGCGCTGATTCCACAGTAACTGGGCCTACTGGTCCGCAGGGTGAAGTAGGACCAACTGGCCCAACTGGCTCAACAGGGGCAACTGGGGACCAAGGACCTACAGGTGCGACTGGAGCAACTGGAGACATTGGTCCAACTGGCCCTACGGGGGCTCAGGGAGAAATCGGCCCTACTGGCCCTACGGGTGCTCAGGGTATTCAAGGGCCGACTGGACCTACGGGTGAAACGGGAGAAGCTGGGCCAACTGGTCCAACGGGAGCAACTGGTGAGATAGGTCCAACTGGACCAACTGGGTCAACAGGACCTACAGGTCCAACTGGAGCTCAAGGAGAGACTGGTACTGGTGGAACTCTGGGCTACTACGGCTCGTTCTACGACACAACAGACCAGACGCACACAACAATAAACACCGCACAAGCTGTTGCAATTAGCTCTACATATGGTGCAAACGGCGTAAGCCTCTCTAACGGCACAAGAATTGTTCTTCCTGAAGCGGGCACCTACACGCTTACTGCTGTATTGCAAGTAATAAACGCCGCTAATTCTGTAGAGTTTGCAGACTTCTGGCTAAAGTTCAACGGGTCTAACTATCCAAACTCAAGCACTAAAGTTTCGTTGGCACCTAGGAAAGACTCTTCTACTCCTAGTGCTCAGCTTGTAACGATTAGCTTTACAGGTGATGCCACGGCAGCTAATGATTATGTAGAAATTTTCTGGACAGTAAGTAGCCTAGACGTCTCACTACAATACGAGGCAGCTTCTGGAATATACCCAGCAATTCCTTCTGTAATTGCGTCTATGACTCAAGTCATGTACACGCAGGTTGGCCCCACTGGACCCACGGGGGCGACAGGGCCTGTCGGTGAAGAAGTCCCAGCTGGTGGAACAACTGGACAAATCCTTATAAAGCAAAGCAACACTGATTATGATTACATATGGGGAGACACCATTGACGGAGGTACGCCATAATGGCAGCTATAGATTTTCCAAATAGCCCCAGTGTAAATGAAATCTACACTGCAGGCAGCTATAGCTGGAAGTGGAACGGTACCGTCTGGGAAGCAGTAGTTTCAGATGTTTTAGAGGGTCCAACTGGCCCTACAGGACCTGCTGGAGCAGCTTCAACAGTGACTGGCCCGACTGGAGCCTCTGGTCAAGACGGTGCAACTGGGCCAACGGGAGACACAGGGCCAGCTGGCACTGATGGTGCTACTGGCCCAACTGGACCTCAGGGAGACATGGGTGCTGCTGGCCCAACTGGGCCTACAGGAGCTAACGGTCAAGATGGTGCAACTGGCCCAACTGGAGCCCAAGGAGAAGCTGGAACCAACGGTGCTGATGGTGCTACTGGACCTACAGGTGCTGCTGGCCCAACTGGGCCTACAGGAGCCCAAGGTATAGCTGGTCTATCTGTCACTGGACCCACTGGTGCTACAGGAGACACGGGACCAACTGGTCCTACGGGTCCTACTGGCGCTCAAGGTTTAGCTGGTCTTTCTGTCACTGGACCCACAGGAGACGTAGGACCAACTGGTCCTACTGGCCCAACGGGTGCAGACAGTAACGTAACTGGCCCTACTGGTCCTCAGGGGGACCTTGGACCCACGGGTCCAACAGGTCCAACAGGTGCAGATAGCAATGTAACAGGACCAACTGGTCCTACTGGCCCAACGGGTGCAACAGGTCCAACAGGTGCCGATAGTACTGTCACTGGACCCACAGGCCCAACGGGCTCGACTGGACCTACTGGTCCTACAGGTGATACGGGTCTAACTGGAGATGCAGCAACAGTATCTGTCGGCACCACTACAACAGGAACCCCAGGAACTAGTGCTTCAGTCACAAACACTGGAAATTCTTATGCAGCAGTATTTGACTTTACAATTCCGCAGGGTCCAACGGGTCCGACTGGAGATACTGGCCCAACTGGCCCAACGGGAGCCACGGGACCAACGGGCTCTCAGGGTACTGGCATCGAGATTCTTGGGTCATACAGCACACTAACTGACCTGCAGAATGCTATCCCAACAGGAAATGTTGGCGACAACTACATGGTTTCGTCAAACCTCTATTTCTGGTCTGATACAACTTCTGACTGGGAAGACGCTGGCTCTATTCAAGGCCCTGAAGGAGCTACGGGCCCAACTGGGCCAACTGGCAATACAGGCGATGCTGCAACCGTCTCTTTAGGTACAGTAACCACTGGAGACCCAGGGACAAGCGCATCTATCTCTAATACTGGTAACGCATTTGCTGCAGTATTTGACTTTATAATTCCTCAGGGACCAACAGGACCAACTGGTCCGACT